ATCTACAGACGGACTTGATACATTCCAAGTTGAATATCCATCTACGGACACTGAATGTTTCTTGACAACAGGACAACAGTTATTCGATTCCAAAAGGATTACGGCATCATTGACTACGATTGTAGAGAACAAGATTAAACCGTTGGCAAAGAAACAGGTCACAGGTATTCCTACTATATTAATGCCGTATCTTGGCAAGACGTTTCATATCTGGCAGTTGCCACGAATTGGAGAGAAATATTATATCGGTGTGGATTGCTCCGAAGGATTGGGACAGGATTACTCTACTGCTATTGTGTTAAATCGAGAAGGTCAACAAGTGGCTGAGTTTAGAAATAATAAGATTAAACCATATCAGTATGCAGATGTGTTAAATGCTTTAGGCAGATACTATAACAAGGCGTTGTTGACGGTTGAGAAAGCAAGCGGTGGACACAGTGTTATTGAACGTCTGCGGTACGAGCAACATTATATGAACATGACCAAGTATAAGACATATGATGAGTTCCAGAGAACTATCTGGAGGGTCGGATTTGACACTAACAATAAGACAAAATCTATCATCGTCAACGACTGCCGTGAATGGTTTGACAAGGGACTGATCCAGATTAAGAGTAAAGATATGCTAGAAGAGATGAAGGTGTTCGTGGCAAACGATAATGGAAGTATGGGCGCAATCAGTGGCAGTCATGATGACTTGGTCATGGGATTGTGCTTGTGCATACAAGGAATGAAGAATGGATTATGGTATCCATTTTAGACGATATTATATAGAAGAAACAGAACAGAAAGGAGAGACAACGTGGCAATCGAAGAATATAAAAATAAGTATGAGAATCCTGCCAAATGGTTTGTTGAGGAAGTCAATCAACCTTATCATGTAAACAGAATTACGAAATGTATTGCGAACCGTGACTATCTCGCAGGTAGACATAAGGTACTTGGACGAGAGAACTGTGCTTATAAAGGAAAAGAACTCATTACCAGAAAGACGATACTAAACTATGCTAAAACGGTACTGAGATTCCATGCAACGTACTTACTGGGCAAGAAGGTATCATTTAGTGGTAACGAGAATACGATCAAGAATTTCAATGAGATATATAAATTAGGACAGTACGAGACAGTAGATTACCAGATACTGGACAGAGTCAATAAGTTTGGTGACGCTTACGAAGTTGTCTATGTAGAAGATGGAATCATTAAAAGTAAGGTACTTGACAGTGGTGACTGTTATCCTGTCTATGATGATCGTGGCAATTACATTGCGTTCATTGAAACATGGACAGATATATTTACTAATATCACATTCTACAATGTTTATTATCCGACTTATGTAGAGAATTGGAATAATGATGGTGGTTACTTACATATGGAAGATTCCAAGATTAATGTGTGTGGTCTGCCAATTCATTATCATAACTTCAATGACATGGACTATAACTTTGGAGTAAGTATGTTGACGGATATCAAACCGATCATGGACGAGTTAGAGGATATCTTGAGTAAGATGGGCGATGCGATCTATATTAACAGTTTGAATCCAATGCCTGTGGCTGTAGGTCAGAGGATTGAATCAACGATTCCTGCTGATGCAACAGGATATGTGATGAATCTGGATAATGGAGATTACAAGGTTGTTAGTACAACAATGGATTACAATACAATCAAGTTATATCTTGATAATATCAAGCAGATGTTGAATGATATCGCTTGCATACCAAGTGTGTTAGGTAGTAGTACAAATATCGCAAATATCAGTGAAGTGTCAATGAAGATTCTTTTTCATATGGCAAATATCAATGCAGATGAAACGAAGAAATGGCTGAACAAAGGGTTTCAAGAGAGGTTCAGACGATTCCAGATGATCTTGAAAATGCAGGGTACTGAGGTATCGAATGATGTTGAGGTCGTATATAACGTAAATATGCCAGTTGCAACAACAGAAATGGTGTCTAACTTAAAAGCCATGAGAGAACTTGGTGCGATCAGTAGAAAGACCGTCATGGAAAAGAGTGATCTGATCACGGACAGTGTGGCAGAGTTGAAGCGGTTAGAGGAAGAGAATGGTGCTAGTGGAGAGGTAGA